CGGCCGTCACCGTCGCCAGCCTGGGCGAACTGGCTCCGGTTTTCGACAAAGCCCGCGAATACGCAGCGGCTTCGAAAGCGCCGAACACCGTGCTCGCGTATCGCAGCGACTGGCAGCACTTCAACACCTGGTGCCTCCTGCGGGGACTCGAAACCATGCCGGCGGCGCCGCATACGATCGCCCTGTTTATCGCCGATCTGGGTGGCGTCAACAAGCCGGCCACCATCATCCGGCGACTCGCGGCCATTTCCAAGGTGCACCAGGCGGCCGGGCACGAATCGCCCTGTGCCATGCGCCACGCCGAGGTGCGGGAAGTGCTGGCCGGCATCAAGCGCACACACGGCACAGCCCAGGCGGGCAAAGCAGCGCTATTGACCGATCATCTGCGCCAGATGCTCGACGTCATCCGGCCTAACAGGCTTATCGGTAAACGAGATACAGCCATGCTGCTGCTCGGGTTCGCGGGCGCGTTCCGTCGCTCGGAACTGGTCGCATTGACCATTAACGATATCGTCTTTAAGGACGATGGGCTGAAGGTCACGCTACGCCGCAGCAAGACAGACCAAGAAGGACACGGCCGAGCCGTGGGCATTCCGTATGGCAGCAGCCCGCAACTGTGCCCGGTGCGCTCGCTGCGTCGGTGGCTGGAGGCGGCAGGCATCGTCGAAGGGCCGCTATTCCGCGGTGTGAACCGACACGGCCACGTGGCCGAGCATGGCCTTACAGACCAGGTGGTGCGCAGGATTGTGCAGCAATACTGCAAGACGGCGGCCTTGGATGTCACGCAATTCTCAGCGCATTCGCTGCGCAGCGGGTTCGTCACCCAGGCGACTATAGGCGGAGCCTCGGAACGCTCGATCATGAACCAGACCGGCCACAAGAGCGCGGCCATGGTTCGCCGGTACACGAGGGATCTGGACCTCTGGCGGGATAATGCGGCCACGCGCCTCGGCCTCTAAGCCGTGCCATCCCACCCCACCGTCACCGCGGGTCCTTCCCGGCCGGCCCTCCGCGCGCGGGTCATGCGGAGGCGCCTTTTGTGTAGTTTTCATCGTTTTTCGACGGTTGACGGTTGGTTGACGGGTGACACCAGGCAGGTTGACGGGCGGGCTCACCGCTTACGCTAAGTACCGGACGACAAACGGCAAGCCGACGACGAAGCAGGCCGTGGCCAAGGCGGTGCAATCGGGCCGCATCCGCGCCGCCGCCGGCGTGATCGATTTCGCCAAAGCCGACAAAGACTGGGAGCGCCGCACCGATCCGAGCCGCAGAAGTGGCAGCCAGCCGGACAGCAAACCGGCGCCGACTGTTGAAGCTCCGGCCGCCGAAGCCGACGATGGCCCGCCCGTCGCCAACATCAACGACTTCCAGAAGTCGCGGGCCTCGAGGGAATACTGGGAGGCCGAAATGGCGCGCTTGAATTTCGAGCGCAAGCAGGGCGACGTGGTCGACCGCATCAAAGTCGAGGCCGCCTGGGGCGAACTCGTCTCCACCGTGCGCAACCAGATGCTGCTCATCCCGGATAAAGTGGCGCCGAAGGCGGCCGTGCTCACCGACGTGCTCGAATGCCGCGCCTTGATCGACCGCGCGGTCCGCGAAGCCCTCACCGACCTGTCAGAGCATTCGCCTGACATCGCGTGAGCGTCATTGCCGAGGTATCGCGCGCCGCCTACCGGCTGTTCGCCCCGCCGCCGGAGGTTACCGTCTCCCAGTGGGCGGACGAGCACCGGCGTTTGTCGCCCGAAAGCGCGGCCGAGCACGGCAAATGGACCACGCTATCGTTCCAGCGCGAGCCCATGGACGCAGTTTCGGACCCGCGCGTGCGCCGTGTGGTGATCAAGAGCTGTACGCAGCTCCTGAAGACGGTCACGATCGAAAACGCGGTCGGATATTTCATCGACCAGGACCCAGGCCCGATGCTGATCATTCAGCCACGGGACAAAGACGCCAAAGATTTCAGCAAGGAACGCCTGGCGCCGATGATTCGGGACACGCCGCGTCTGAAATTGAAGGTGGCCGACTCGAAATCTCGAGATTCCGGCAACACCATCGAGGAAAAGCGCTTCCCGGGCGGCATTCTGGCGGTCACTTCGGCCGGATCCCCGGGCAACCTGGCCCGGCGCGCCATCCGCTTCCTGTTTTGCGACGAAGTGGACAAATACGCGCTCTCCGCCGGCGCCGAAGGCAACCCGGTCTCGCTCGCGCGCAAGCGCATGGCCACCTTCCGGCACCGCGCCAAGGAAATCGATACCTGCTCGCCCACTTCCGAGGGCAGCGAGATCGATCGCGGCTACGAAGTCTCGGACCAGCGCCAGTTCTGGGTTCCGTGTCCCCAGTGCGGCCAGCATCAGTCGATGATGCTGAAGTTTCGCACGCAAGTGCGCTGGGATTCGACGCTTCCGACCCGCGAAGAGCAGGCGGTCTCGGCGCATTATCACTGCGAGCATTGCGACGCGGCCTGGAACGATGCCGAGAGATGGAACGCGGTCGAGCGCGGCGAGTGGCGCGCGGCGAAGCCCTTCACCGGGATCGCCGGGTTCTGGATCAGCGAGCTATACAGCCCGTGGAAGCAGCTCTGGGATATCGTCCTCGACTACCTGACCAAGAAAGACAACACCGAGGACCTGAAGACGTTCATCAACACGTCGCTTGCCGAGAATTGGGCCGAGCCGGGTGAAGCGCTCGAATGGGAACGCCTCCTCCAGCAGCGTGAATCGTACCCGGTTGGACAGGTTCCGGTGGGCGGATTGTTCCTGACGGCCGGCGCGGATGTGCAGCGCGAGAACGGCGGCCGCATCGAAGTCGAGCTTGTCGCCTGGGGACGCAATCGCGAATCTTGGAGCGTCGATTATCGAATCTTCTATGGCGATCCGACTCAGCCGGATGTATGGCGGCACCTGGAAGCGTTCCGGGCCCAGACGTTTGAACGTGAAGGCGGCGGAGTACTCTCGATCGAGCGGATGTTTGTAGACTCCGGCGATGGAACGATCACGCCAGCAGTTTACGAGTGGGTACGCTTGCAGCCCCGTCCTCAGACTTGGGCGATCAAGGGCTATTCGAAGGGCGATCCGGTTGGATCTCCGCACGCTGTCGAAGCCACGGTAGGCGGACGCAAGCTCAAATTCGGCGTGCTGTTCAAGACGCTGAACCCGGATTTCTTCAAGGGGCAGCTCTTCGCCGATCTCCGCAAGCGGCCGCCGACCGCCGACGAGCTGGGCTTGGGCTACGGATATCCCGCGGGCTTCTGTCACCTGCCGGAAGATCCGACCTATGGGGACGAGCACTTCAAACAGATCTGCTCGGAGCACTTAGTCACTCGCAGAGATAAGAAGGGGCGCGCGCAGCAGGAGTATCAGCAGACCCGGCCTCGGAATGAGGCGCTGGATTGCAGGATCTACGCGCAGGCGGCGGCGTGGGATTTCGGATCGCACCGCTTTCAGGAAAAACACTGGGCGGCACTCGAAAGCAGAATCGCAGCCAGCAAGCCAGTGACTCCTGGTGAGTCAGTTCAACCTGTGCAGAGACCGCAGCAGCGTATGCAGATCAGGCTAAGGTAACAATGCCCTATACAACTTGGCAACTCGACACAGCGATCGCTCAGCTAGAGGCTGCTCTACTGGCCGGAGCCACCGCGGCGGAAGTGTCCTTCGAAGGTCGGATGTATCGGGCTCAGACTGCCGCAGAGATCCGCAACCGGATCAGCTATTTCAACGCGCTCTATCCCACCGCCACCGACGCTCCTCCACAAGTTCCTAAGACCAGGACGTTCTATCTCTTCGGCGGTAAAGGCATCGGCTGGTAATGTTGAGCGAGTACCTCAAAACTCTCGGGCGCGCCCTCACCGGCCGGCTGACCGCCAACAGCCCCAGCACCTACATCTATCCCGCCGGCACGTCCGGCTACAACAGCGCCGCCATGGGCCGCCGCACGGTTACCATCGGCAGCTCGACCCGCGGCGTAAGCTCGCTCGCGCTTTCGGACGGCCCCCTCCTCACCGCCCGCGCGCGCAAGGCGGTGATGGACAATCCCCTGGCCGCCAGCGGAGTCACGGCGTTTATCGCCGAAGTCATCGGCACGGGCCTCCGTCCGCACTCGCGGCACTCCGATACCGATACCCGGCAACTGCTCGAGAAGGAGTTCGGCCTCTGGGTCCCGCAGGCCTCCGCCACGCGCCGTATCGGGGCGGACGGCAATTCCGACAGCCTGCAGGATTTCTACCTGCTGCAATCGCTCGTCTGCCGCAACGTGGTGGAGGCCGGCGAGGCCTTCGTCCGCCTGCGCCCCAGGATGGCGGCGGATTTGTCGCCCATCGGCCTCCGCGTGCCCCTGCAGCTCGAGCTGATCGAGCCCGAACAACTGCCCTTCTGGAAGATGTCGGGGCAAATGTCGTCGCCCACCAACCTGGTCCGCGCCGGCATCGAGTTCGATCAGATCCACCGGCGCGTCGCCTATCACTTCTATCGCGACCATCCGGGCGATTCGACCATCTGGCCGAATGCCTTCGAAGTCGTGCGCATCCCCTCGCCGAGCGTGCTGCACGTGATGGAGTTTCTGCGCGGCAATCAGATCCGCGGCATTACCTCGCTTGCGCCTATCCTGATCCAGCTCGCCGACATGGACGATTACGACGATGCCGAGCGTCTCCGTCAGAAGCTGGGCGCCTACATGTTCGGTTGGAAGAAGTCACTCACTCCGGACGATCCGCAGCTCGCCCAGTTGACCACGGTAGCCAACGACCAAGCTCCCGCCGGCGTGGCTTATGTCGAAGCGCAGCCGGGCACCATGACCATGCTCGATGCCAACGCCGGCGAAGAGTTCGATTTCTATTCCCACCCCGGAGTCACGAACACCTACGAGGCGTTCATGCGCGTGCAGCAGCAGACCATCGCCACCGCGCTGCGCGTCTCTTACGACCAGTTGACCGGCGACATGAACCAGGTCAACTATTCGAGCGCGCGCATCCGCCTGATGGGATTGCGCCGCATCTGGAAACAGTACCAGCACGCCGTCATGAAGCAGCAGGTCTGCCGCCCGATATGGCGCGCCTGGCTGGATGCCGCGGCCCTGGCTGGTGTCATCGACGCCAAGGATTACCGCAAGCATCCCGAAGAGTATCTGAATGTCGAATGGCTGGCGCAGCCGTGGGAGTATGTGGATCCAGTCAAAGACGTGACCACCGTCAGGATGGAAATCGAATCCTGCCTGGATTCCCGCGAGGCAAAGATAGCGGCAAGAGGCGACGTGCCCGAAGAGGTCGACGCGGCCATCAAGCGCGATCACGACCGCGAAAAGTTGCTGGGCATTGTGCCGGTGTATGGCAATTCCCGCGTTACTGAGACTGTTCCTCCCGGACAGAACGAGGACCTGGCTGGAACTGAGCCGGCCCCGCCCGACTCGCCCGGCGCTCCTCCGAGCCCCGCGCCCGGGAAAGGCAAACCAAAACCATGATCGCACTCCCCAGATTAGCCGGCCGCATCTTCGGCGTTCCCCTCGCCATCGAGCGCGGCAAGCTCGATGTGATCGTGGCCGCGGTCGCCCCGCGCCTGCTGGGTGGAGATCTCGCCATGTGGGACGGCGACGACGATCCCCCGCCGAGGGCCAAAGCCTCCAATATCAACCAGGACGGCGTAGCCACCATCGACATTCAGGGCACGCTGGTGAGTAAGTCGACCGGCATGGATGCCGCCTCCGGCTTGACCAGCTACTCGCAGATCGCGCGCGACTTCTTCGGCGCCGTCGATAACTCTTCGGTGCGCGGCATCCTGCTGAATATCGATTCGCCTGGCGGGGAAGTTCAGGGCATGTTCGACCTGGCCGACGCCATGCTCGCCGCGCGTGGCAGCAAGCCCATCTGCGCGTTCGCCGGATCGGCCTATTCCGCGGCGTACCTTCTGGCGTCGACCGCCGATCAGATCATCGTGCCGCGCGACGCCGGCGTGGGCAGCGTGGGAGTCATGCTGCTGCATTTGGATGAGTCGGGCGCCGACCAGAAAGCCGGCCTCAAGTACACAGCGATCTTCGCCGGCGATCACAAGAACGACGGCACCCCGCATGAGCCGCTGACTGACTCCGCCCGCGCGCGCATGCAGGAAAGAGTCGATGCGGTCTACGGCCTTTTCGTCGCGTCGGTGTCCCGCGGCCGCGGCATGACCGCGGATGCCGTAAAGAAGACCCAGGCACTCACCTACACGGGACAAGCCGGCGTGGCCGTAGGTTTCGCCGATGCGGTGGGCACCCCAGCCGACGCTCTGGCCCTTGTCACTCGCGCCGTACAGACCAACAAGAAGACACTATCCGCGGCCAAGGCCGCACAAGAGGAACGAATGAATATGTCAGCAATCGCGAAACACCATACCGCAACCTCGGACGCCCCTTGGGACGCCGCCGAGAACGTGAAACGGCTTCCGAGCGAGCAGAAACCGCTCCAAGGAGCGCACGCCTGGGAAGACCCCGCCGGGAATCCGGACAGCAAGGCGAGTTACAAGTTCCCGCATCACAATGTCAGCGACGACGGCAAAGTAGGCGCCGCCAATCTGGCCGGGGCCAAGGCCGGCATCGATGCGCTGAACGGCCCCGAAGGGAAGGCCATGCCCGCTGCCGATCGACAGGGCGTGCATGACCACCTGGCCGCGCACCTGAAAGACGCCGGCAAGGAAGTCCCGGAACTGATGGACCTGGACGCATCCGCCGCGGCCGCCGCGCTGCCGCTCCAAGCTGCAGAGACCGCCATTCCGGATGAAGTCCGCGCCGCCGCGCGCGAGCAAGCCCGTGCCGAGATCGGCGCCATCGTCGATATGTGCGCCATCGCCGGCAAGCCGGAGCTGGTTGCCAAATTCATCAGCTCGAACACCTCCGCCGAAGACGTGCGGAAGCAACTGCTGGCCGCCAAGGTAGCGGAAAACGGGCCGGAGCTGAACAGTTCTGTAATGCCGGGGGCCGATGCACTCAAGCCCGGCAAAGGCACGAAACCCACGGGCAAGGCACAGCCCTGGAAGGAAGTCATCGCCGCGCTTTGCGGGCGAAAGGAGAAACAAAACTAACATGCTTATTTACGAAGATCCCCGCATCGGCGATGTCCTGCTATGGCAGACCGGTGAAGAGGTCAACTACGTCGTCTCGACTGTCACTGTCGAGGCCGGTATTCCCGCCTGCGTTATCGGCCAGGTCCTGGGAATGCAGACCTCCTCGGGGCAATACACGCAACTGACGCCGGCCGCTTCGGACGGCACGCAAAACGTCGCCGGCATTCTACTCGAACCGATCACCCTCCCGCTGGGCAGTGTCTCGCCGTTGTCGACCAACCAGTACAACGTGCTCACCCGCGGCCCGGCCGTCGTGAAATCGACCGGCCTGGTCTATACCGCGGGCATGACCTCCGGACAGATCGCCACCGTTGCGACGCAGCTTCTCGCACTCGGCATCAAGATCGAAACCGCATTCGGCGTGTAAGTAACCGACGCCTCAAAACTCTTCGCTTAAGGACAATCCAAATGGCTGTAGACATTCTCAACGTATTCACTCAGGACGCTTTCGGCGTGGTCGCCCTGACTGAAGCAATCAACGACATAACGCCGCAATACGGGCGCCTCGGCGCCATGGGCCTCTTCAAAGACGAAGGGGTCAATCAGCGCATGGTCGCGGTGGACTTCGACCCCATCACCAACCAACTGCTCCCGCAATCCCGCTGGGGCGGACCGGGCGTGGCCAACAAGACCAACGTCGCGCGCACGCGCAGCTATAACCTGCCGCACTTCCCCATCAACGATCAGATTCTCGCTGGGGATCTGCAGGGGCGCCGCCGGCCTGGCTCCGACGAAGTCCAGGACGCGCAATGGCTCCTGGGCAAGAAGATGAAGGAAATGCGCCTCAAGCTCGAACAAACTCTCGAGTGGATGCGCCTGGGCGTGCTCAAGGGCGGCATCGTGGCAGACGGCTTGGGCAATACCATCCTGAACATCTATTCCGATTTCGGGCTCACTCAAGCGGTCACTTCGCTGGCCCTCGCTACCTCGACGACCGACGTCATGGGCGCGATCGCGAAACAGAAGCGCGTGACGCTGCTCAACCTGCGCGGCGAGCTGATGACCCAGTTTATCGGCTTGTGCTCGGATACCTTCTACGATGCGCTGGTCTCGCATCCCAACGTGAAGGTGGCCTTCACTTATTACCAGAACAACGGGCAGAACCTGGCCGGCGATTATTCGGGCACTAACGAGCAGCCCAACGCCGCGGGCATGACCAATCAGGGCGTGCGCGGCTTTGTGTTCGGCGGAGTCACCTGGGTGGATTATACCGGCGCCGTAACCGATTCGACCGGCGCCAGCCAGCCGCTGATCGATGCCGGCTCCTCCTATCTCTTCCCGCTCGGGACCTCGGTCTTCAAGACCTTTTACGCGCCTGCCGACTACATGGAGACGGTCAACACGGAAGGCCTGCCCTTCTATTCGAAACAGAGACCGTTGAACTATGACAAGGGCATCGAGATGGAGTGTCAGTCCAATCCGCTGCCGATTTGTCTCAAGCCTCTGGTCATTCAGAAGCTGACCATCTGAGCCTCCCCGTGGGCAACTTCGCCAGTCTCCTGGCAACCCTGAACGCGGGCGCCATAGGTGTGTTCGGGACCGCGGCGACGTACCAGCCGCCGACAGGTCCCGCGCTGCAGATCCAGGGAATCATCCTCGCGTCCGGGATGCCGGAATCCAAGGCGCCCGGCTACTTCTGTGATTTCTTCGTCTCCGTGGGCGCGAATCCGGGAGAGCTTCCGTTCGCGCCGGTCCGCTACGTGACGGTGATCTTGAACGGCGTGGCCTACTACGTCAACGATGTCACCGCGGACAAAGTGGGGAACGGTTACCGCCTCATCCTCAACAAGAATTTTCCATGAAACCAAAATCTCAACCACAGCTTGAAGAATTGAAAACTCTCGCCGAATGCGAAGAGGCCATGAGCTGCCTGCTACGGCACTCGACCAGGCGCGAGGAACTGGAAGCCGAGCGAGACAGGCTGATGGGCGACACAAACCGGATGTATCAGCCGTCGATCGAGCTGATTACCAGTCATCAGCAGTCACTCGAATTGCAGTTGCGGCAGTACTACCTGACGCACGCCGCGGAGATCGAGAAGGATGGCGCGAAAATCCTGAAGCTCGCCAGCGGAGTCATGGGCATGCGTCTCACTCCGCCGTCGCTGAAACTGCTCAACAAAAAGTGGACCTGGCAGTCAGTGCTCGCGGCGCTGCATACCGTCTTTGGCGACAAGTTCGAGCGCATCCCGCCTCCGGAGCCGAACAAGCAGCTCATTAAGACGGATCTACCGGCCGAAGAGATGAAAGTCTACGGGCTCAAGCTCGAACAGGAAGAGATCTTCTACGCGGAGCCGCTGCGGGCAGCCGCCGTGTCGCATTAGGCCCCATGATCAGTCTCCAAATATCGAGAGCCGCGCGGCAGGCTGTCACAACGGGCCTCACCGCTACCTTCCAGGCGAACTTGAACCAGGCCTCCACCGATTTCGACGTTCCGAGTTTCACCATCGACTTCGCCGGCGAATCGGACGCGGGGATCACCTTCGTACAGGCCAAGCTCGCCCGCGAAGACCTCTTCAAGCTGCTGAAGCCGGCCACGAGCTGCATGGCCATCTGGTCGGATGAACTGGAAGACCAGAACTGGCAGCATCCCAACACCTTCTCCGGTTCGGTGACAGTCGCCGGGGAAGTTCACCGCTGGGTCGCCGTCTCGCAGCTCGCCGATCTGGCGAACGGCGAAGACTACCTGGACGCCATCAAAACCGCGCTGGTCGAGACGTTCAACGGCCGCGACTCCGAAATCAACGGCGGAGACGTTTGGTATAACCACGCCCTGCGCATCGAGAACACGGAGTGGGCCTGGTTTAAGGATGGCGCGATCGCTACCGTGCATTTTCAACTTTTATTCGAGGTAACTACGTCATGACCTATCGTTTTCTGGGGACGCAGACATTGATTCTCGGCCCCAACCCACAGAGGCTCACCAAGTTCGGTCAACAGTTCGAACTGACGGAAGCGCAGCTCCCGAACGTCCTGCATGAGCGCGGCATCACCGCGATTCCGGACGCGGCGTTCTGTGAAATCTTTCCCGAGGGGAAAGTGGATTCCAAAGCGAAAGACTTCGCCGAGCAAAAGAAGCGCGCCCTCACCGTGCTGCACGAGCTGAGGGCCAACGCAGTTGTGGGACAGGCGTCCCCGCCTGTCGATCCGGAACAAAACGTTCCTGAGCAAAAGGAGGCCATCTAAGTGGCAAACCAAATTTATACCAGGCTGCAGCGGGTCTATCCCGCGATCGAGACGACTTTCGGCATCGCGCCGGCGGGCGCCCCCTCCGATAGCGACTGCTGCCTGATCACCACCTTTTCCGGCGACGCGAAAAACCCCGAAATCGTGCGCCCCGACAAGACCGGCGCATTCGGCGAAATCCTGGGCATCATGGGACGGCGTTCGGCCACCTGGTCCGCCACACTCTCGGCCGCGGCGAATGGCGTTAAAGGCATCAAGCCGGATTGCGACGTCTTCCTGCAGCTCCTCTTCGGCCAGGCCTCCGTCGCCGTCGCCAGCACCTCGGTGACTTACACGATGAACGAGATCGGCTGCCCCACGGCCACCGTCTTCGATTACAACAACCCCGGTACGGCCGCTCAATTTGCCGCTCTGGGCTGTCTCTGCAGTAAGTTCAGTACTTCGTTCGGCGGCGACGTCCCCATGCTCAGCTTCTCGGGCGAGTGCATGTGGGTCTATGACACCATCCAGGCGGCGGACACGAATACCGACACGATCGCGCCCGGCGGCCTGGCCTCGTTCCCGGTACAGCCCAGCGCCCCGGTAACCAACGGCGCGCCGCCGCAAGGCTTCTCCGGGCTGATCACGCTCGACGGCAACGCCTTCACCACCGTGCGCACCGGCTCGATCGACGTGACGCTCGCGCGCGAGCTGGAGAAAGACGGCTTTTCGGTATACCCGATGGCGCCCGGCGCCGGATTGTATTCCGTCGCCTCCTCGGCCGAACTCTATGACGATGACTCGACGATTTTAAACACTCTCAAAACAGCGGCGAGCGATCCGCTGGGCCCGGTCATCGGCATCAGCTACCAGATCGGAACCATCCCCGGCAACATCTGGACCTACACGCTGAAGAATTGCCGCGTCACCATGCCGACCTATGACAAACAGCAGGCGCGCCGGACCGTGAAGTTCATGGGCAAGGCGCACGACACCACGATCGGTTCGGCCGACGCTTTCGTGCTGGTGATCACCTAACCCGGTTATGAACTACGAATCGCGGAGAACCTTTAAATCGACCTCCATGCCGGGAGTGGTCTTCGTCCTGCTGAAGATCAACGTCAAGCGCCGGCTTGCGTTCAATTTGCAGATGGCGAAAAAGTTCGAAGCGCTGCGCGAGATCTACAAGCGCCGCCTTCCGCTCGATGGCGAATACCAGGCCGCCGTTAAAGCTGCTCGGGAGAAAGCGCGGCCGGAAATCGAAGCGCTGATGGAATCCGAAAGCCTCACCCGCGAAGAGGCCACCAAAAAGTCCAAGATCAAAATCGAATTCCCGGAAGACAAGCTCGAACAGATCATGACCATCACCCAGGAAGCGCAAGAATACGATGCGCGGGAATGCACCCCGGATATGGTGAAGTTCTTCCTGCAGGAGATCACGGGCCTGGATATTGATGGAGTACCGGCCACCGCCGAGTCACTGATCGACGCCGGGCCCGACGATCTCTACCAGGAGATGGCGCAAGCCATCACCGGCCAGCTCGGCCTGACGAACACGGAGAAGGAAAATTTAACGTTAGCTGGCACTTCAGAGCCTCCGGCGGGTGGTCCAGCGAGTCCGGAGCCGGCGGCCTCACCTATGATTGCGGAGACTGTCGCGAGCGCGGCGACGACCTGACGCGCAACTGCCGCAAGTTTCACGCCGCGGACATGGATCCCGATCGCGGCCGCTGCTGGGAAGCGCGCTATACGGCCGGAAGCGGCAAGAACCAGATCGAATATTACGTCGACGTGGAAACCAATGAATGCCCGGTCGGCTTAATTTCCATCGACACTCTGCAACTCATGCAGACCGTGGACTCCGCGCGGGTAGTGCGCGAAGGCGGCGGAGGCGTGCTGTATGGCGCCGACTCTTCGAAGTGGCCGTGCTGGTATGCGGATGCGGTTGAAGTAATTGAGCTGGCGCGCAAAGCGGAACACTACGCCGGCATGAAAGCGATCAACTCGAGAGACTGAAATGGCAGGGTTCAAAATCACAATCAAGCGCGCCGTCCGCATTCAAGCTCCGCTGTTCACTCGCGCGCAGCGTGTCGCCGTAGGCAACATCGCGCTGAACGTGGTGCGCGATCGCATCAAGGCTGCCTCCGACGCGAACGACCAGCCGGCCAAGCCCCTCTGTGCCATTCGGCCGCGGCGCGGCGGCGCGTCCTACGTGGTGCAAAAACAGATGCGGACCGGCCGGCCGGCTATACGTGACTGGACCCTTACCGGAGCCATGCTGCAGTCCCTCCGGGTCACGGTGGCCACCGCCAAGCGGATTGTGATCAGTCCGACCGATGATCAGAAGGGCAAGCTGGCCGGCAATCAACAGCGCTGCGAGATGTTTGCGCTCTCGCCAAAAGACGAGGCGAAGGTCAATGAGGTCGTGGCGAAGTCCTACCAGGACATGGCCACTCGGATGATCGTGGCGTCCCAAATGTGGCGCGCCGCGGGCGCCGCGCTGATCGCCGGCAACGTAATGGACACCAGTGCCTAAGCAAACTGTAATCGAACTGATCCTCGAAGACGGGCAGATTGTCGGCTCAACCTCCAGGGTGAATGCTGCGCTTCAATCGATCGAAGATAAAGCCCAGCACCTCGGCGAACACCCCGGCTTCGATAAATTCGCGGAAGGCGTCAAGGGGTTCATCGAAGATCCCTTGCACTCGGCCGGCGAGGCGATGGAGGGCATCCTCCAAAAGATGGGGCCGTGGGGCGCCGGCGTGGCCGCGGCGTTTTCTGTCATAACCGTCGGTGCCGAACAGGCCGTCGAGGCCATGGAGAAGTTTGCGAGTCTGGGAGTGCAAACCCAGAACGTCACGCTGAAAACCGGACTGCTGACCCGCGAAGTCGGGGAGTTCGCCTTTGCCGCCAAAGCCGTTGGCAGCGATATTACTATCGTCGAGCGCCTCATGCGTGGCCTGACCATGGCCATCGAAGGTACCGACGAGAAATCGGCGAAGGCCCGGGAAACTCTGCGCGGCATGGGCGTGGACGTGGCCGGTCTGCGCGATGGCACGGCGTCCACCTCCGATACTCTGAAGACGCTCTCCGAGCACCTGAGCGCCATGACCAACGTTTGGGAGCGCAATCAGATCATGCTGGAATTGTTCAAAAAGTCCGGCATCGAAGCCATCCCGTTCATCATGAAACTGTCCGAAGAGCTTAAAGTAGCTCACGAGATGGGCTTCGGCCTGACGGACGATGAGCAGGCCAAGTTCATGAAGTACCAGGAGCAGTTAGAGCTGGTCAGTGCCGAATGGGACAAGCTCAAGCGCGAAATGATGGAGCCGATCTCGGCCGTCATCTCGCTAGTGATAGGCGATGGCAAGGGCAACCTGGTTGAGCAAGTCAAGCACGCGGTAATGAATTGGGCGGTGCCTGGATGGGGAACGCCGAGCGGCATCTTAGGAAGCCTCCCGGGCGCTGACATTTACGTCGGCGCCAAAAACGCAGCAACCAGCGCGGTGGGCGCCGCTCTGGGTGGGGCCGGGGGGTTCTACGGGACAACCACACCAGCGAATGGCCTGCCGTCCTTATGGAACGCGCTGATGGGCGACAACAGCCTGAATCTGGCCGCGCCGGGCGGCGTCGTGAAGCCTGGATATGCGGCGGGCTTCATGTCTCAGCTCGGTCCCATCCCGGCGGCCTATACCACGCGCGCCCAAGACGAAGAGGCATACTCACACACGCTCATCGGGGCTCAGGAGAATCTGGCGCAAGCTACCAAGGATGCCAAGACAGCCCACACCAATTACACCGATGGCGCTCTGAAGGATCTTCCGGCGCTGAGGGTCAAGTGGGATGAGGCCAAAGAAGCGGTAATCCAATACAAAAACGAGGTGGACTCGCTCAAGGAACACACCAAGATTGACAAGGATGCCGTTCTCAAACTGCCGGCGAATTACGACGCCGCGGCCTATGCCTTCCATCGATCGATCATCCCCAGCCTGTACGGTCCGGAGATGGCCGGCCTGAATTATTCAGACATGGCTTACGGCGACATGAACACCACCATCGCCGCCGGCCGCTCGACCGGGAATCTGGCGTTGTATAGAGGCATGGCCGGTTTCGGTGATACAAACACTTTCGACCGCGAGGAAATCGAGAAGCGGGTGAGCGGCATAGAAAAGAACGCCGGGCAGGATGTGCAGCTCGCCGGCGCGCAGCATTCGCTCGCGATGGTCGGCCACGAACCGGACGGCGAAGTGGCGCTCGCACAGCAAGAGCTGGACATCCGGATGAAAGCTCTGAAGAACGAATTGGACCTCAAGAGGGCGCGCTCCGATCTGTTCGACATGGCCAAAGAACAGTACGACTACGACAACAGAGCACAGACGGCGCGGTTCGATTTCGAAGAGAAGATCCTGGAGCTGCGCAAGCAGGAGGCGGAGCAGGCGCAGAAGGACGCAGACACCTTCGGCAAGCTGGTAGTCGATTTCTCGAATGCCGCGGAAACAGGTGGCCACCGCGGCATCTCGCAATTCTTCCGCGGCCAGGCGCACGGCCTGGAAGACACGATGATCGGCAACGTGGCCTCGACTGCCTTTAAGAACTTGGGCAGCGCGTTGATTCCGCACATGCCGGAAGGCCCATTAGGTGATCTGCTGAAGGGCACGCCATTCGCTCCGAAGAGTTCCGATTCGAAGCTGCTGCAGGATGCCACGCTAGACAATACCCTGGCCACGCGCGATAACACGGCCGCGGTGAGAGCGATGGCGATGTCCCGATCGGGAGGGGGCGGCGGCCTTGTGCCCGGAGGCGTTCCAGGCGCTGCTATGACCAGCGGCGGCGGATACGACAGCATGGGAGTTCCCATCGACAACAGTTCGGCCGATGCCCTCGGTATGTCGAGCTTAACTCCGAGTTGGGCCGGCAGCAGCGGCGCGCCCGATCTCTCGAGCAGCGCGTATTTCAGTATGCCGGCGGCCGCGGCGCTGGCGAGCACGTTGGGCGCGTCTCCCGCGGTAGCCGCGAAACTCAG